AGTTTTACAAATATGCCTGCTTGTGATGTATCTTCTGTATCTAATAAAGTATTTACAGCAATTAAAGTATTATTATCTCCAAAATTTAAAAGTAAATCAGAGTAAAAAGTTTTTTCTGCTTTAGAAGTTACATAATTAAAATAAGATGTACCTACAGCATTGTAAGATAAATCATTAGTAGTAATTTGGATCTCTGTTCTATCCGAAGATATTTCTTTAATAAAATATCTTGTAGTATTAGAAGATAAAAATACAGGTCTATAAAATTTATATAAAACATTATATTCTCCTATATTAAATCCCGAATTATTTAAGTCCTGATCAGGATCAATGTAAAGGGTATTATATAATGAGCTTGAAGGGTTTGTTACTTGGGTACTATAGCTTGTATAATCATAACTTGAAGATAAAAGACTATTATTAGGATCAAATATATGATATTCAATTATATCCTGTTCTGCCCCAAAGTCCCTATTTAATCCAAATTCATTTAAAAGATTTATATCCTGTGATGAATAAATTTGTGTTTCTAGAGAACTAGCTGAAACACTAGAAATGCTTACTTCTTCTGCCATTATATACTAGTACTTAGGTTAACTATCTCTTGTTGAGATGATAGTAATTGTGCTCTTAATTCGTTTATTTCGTCTAATAGTGCTTGTATTTGCTCAGATTGTCCCGTTACCCCTATATAAGCAGCACTTCTTTTAATTATTTCATCATGTGAGCCTGCTCCTTTTTGAGGAATTTCAAAAAATAATTTATCATATTCAGCAAAAAATTCTGGTATAGTTAAAGGTTCATCAATCGTTAAAACTTCTTCAGGTTTAACTAATTGTTTAAATTCAGTATCAATAACTTTAGGATAAGATATTTTTCCAAATACTTGCTTATTAAGTTTTATTTCTTGTTTTGCCATTATCTAACTACTTTAAAATAATTATCTTTATTTTCAATTATTAAAGTTTCATCTCCAACTGTAGTTTTTATCATTAATTGATAATATCTTTCAGGTTCTAACCCATCCATATAAACTTTAAAATAGTTACTACCACTATCTGCACTTAATTTAGTATATGAAGTATCAAAATCTACTACCATTTCATTTGTTTTTATATCCTTTAACCCCCAATATGAAGATGTAGGTAGTACTTTAGAGTTTAAATATACTGAAGTAGTTTGGAATGCTCTTGTAGGAAAAGTATCTCTTGCCTTTACTCTAAAATCATATATAGCAGTGTCTTCAAATTCTTCTTTAATATTCGTAAATGAAACTACGAAATCACTTGATGTTACAGGTGTTAATGGAGTAGCAAATGAACTATCATCCCATTTAAACTCTAATTCAGGTGGATAAATTGTATGTGTATCCATAGAAAAATAGTTCGTTTCAACAAATGATGATGAAAATTCTACACTACTAGTATGTTTAAGGATAAGACCATCATTAGGGATTGAGCTACTATTCCACAGTTTAACCATATTAGTAACATCCATTGAAATGTCTTTATCACTTGTGTATAAAAAGGTTTGGGAAGAACCAGATTTATCTGAATAAAAATCTCCTCCGGCTGTTGTCCAGGCCATTGAACCCGATTCTTCTCTCCACCCCCATGAACATCCATTATCAGTTTTTGGTATATCACTTACTCTTCCAGTACCCATATTCCATGATCCTGAAATAGCGTAGGCCTCTATCATATAATTTAAAGGTGCATTTCCAGCACTTGCAAGGTATAAATTAAGTTTACTTTGGAATGCACTACCTGTTATGATATTATTAACTACATTGTTTATATCAGCCGTTTTGAACTGAATTAATGCACGTGTAACGGCAGGTAAATCACCCTGTGCGGATGATAAAACATTAATTCCATTATAATTTGAAACCTCTAATATTTCATCTCTACCTGTATTTTGAGCAGGGTATTGAGATAAAATAAAAGTATCTTTTTCGGGAAATATTTTATATACTGCCATTTTTATTAGTTTGTTACTACTCTTCCTTGTATGTCTGTATCAAGAAATTTTATTTCGAAAATTGATGGATCTAAGGATGGATATATTACTTCATTTATTGTGCCTCCTCTAATATCATAAGCTAATTTTGAGTACCCATCTGATTCTCCTACTTTGTTTATAAATTCTAATTTTTTAACTGTTTGAACTCCTTCAACTTGATCAATTACATTTCTAACGTTATTAATTAAAATTGGTTGGTTTATTTGCCATTTATCTATATCAAAATAATCTTTTAATGCATTTATACAAGCATTTAATACAGTTTGACTATTAACATTAGGTAATAAAATAACATCAAAGTTAATTCCTACATTAATAATAAATGCATCTTTTATTCTAATAGCATCTGTTAACATCCTATATTCTGCTAAAAATACTCTTAAATTTTCTTTTAAAGCAGGATCTGCAATTACTAAATCATTTATATTGTTTTGTGATAAAATATATAATGATAAAGTATTTGTATCATATAATTCTTCTGAATTTTGAGATGTTTCTTGATTTTCCTGTGTTACAAATACCTTAGATACTTTTCCAAATTTTGAAGGTAAGGACAAACTTCTAATAGCATAATCATCTTTAGTTACAGTTCTTAATTGTGTTGGATATTGAGCTATAGATTTTCTTCTTATGTCTTCATTTGTATCTCCATCTCCTCCTCCTGTAGCAGCTTCTGGGTTTGAAAATGCTAAAGAGCCACTAACTGTAGTTTTTAATGTACTATCTAATCCTGATCCAAAGAAAGATACAGAACCAGAATCTAATATTGTTAAAGATTGTACTGAAACATTAGATGAAGCACCACCTCCTGCTAAGTATTCTACTGTTAAAGTAGTATTTGAAGGTGCTATTCCATAAGTTTTAGTATAGGTAAAGTTAGCTGGATCCCATGCAGTTGTCAATTTATCTGTTCCATAAGGTAATCCTAAACCTATATTGTCAGAATTAGGTGTTATTATTTCATCTGGGTTAGATGAAACACCAGGACCAAATTGTAATTCTAATGTGTTATCAGATTTAAATCTTTTAATAAATCTACGGGGTACTTTTTTTACTTTAAGTAAGAACGGTGTAGTATCATTATATTGTGCCAAAGTAGGATCATTTGATGCTATATTAGTTACAGCATCAAAAATTGTTTCTTGTGCTAAATAAGGAACTTCATGGTAAATATTACCATCACTATCGGTAACTTTAACTATTTCTATTATATTTGTATCCTGTACTTGTATAGTTGCAAATTTTTCAGGTGTAGAAAATGTAAAGGCAGCAGATTTTAAAGTACCTGCAGATGCATTAGCTGTTTTTTTAAGTAAATAAAAATTAGGATTATTTGAACTGTCTACAGAATATACTGATACTGTAGTAGGGTCAAAACTCCCCGATGTTGTAAAGTTAACTTGATCTTCTACATAAAAGAAAACACTACCATCATTAGATGATCTAATTTGGGCCCCATTAGCTAAAATCATAGCATAATTGTAATCTGGTTTTACTTGTCCAAATTCTGTAGTAGCAGGTAGTAATTGAAAAATATCAATTCCAGTTATTCCCGCTGTAGTTACTTGGGGGAAATATCCATGTGTGTAAGCTAATGATAATAAATTATCTCTTTGTTTAGCAAATTCTAAAAAATTTTCTTGAACTTGATTATCCCCATAAAATGATAAAACATCACCTACATAAGCTGCCATTTCAATTAACATCAAACCTGCTGATGTATCTGAAAAATCATTGTATGTATCAGGATAGTATACTTGAGCGAATTCAAGTAATTTTTGTTTGAACCCGTCAAAGTCCTTATTTAAATATTGTATTTGTTTACTCTCAGCCATTGTTAAAGGTTATTTGAACTTCATCTTCAATGTTAGTATTAATAATAGTATAACTTAAATATATATTAAAGCTATAGTTATCAGGTTGAAGTGTTACTTTTAAATCTTGTATATCAACTGTAGGGAAATAGTTTTCTACTCCACCTCTAATTAAATTATCTACTTGATCAATTATATCATCGGTTATTGGTTGAAATAGTAATTCTCTTACCCCAGAACCAAAACTCGGATTAAATACCCTCTCTCTTTTACCTGTTAAAATAAAATTTACTAAATTTGACTTTATTGTATCTTTAGTTGTAAATGTAGTGTTTATACCAGTTGGACCATCAAATGGAACTGATACACCAATACCTGTACTAGGTTTGATATCTAAAACATCTATATTTCTAACTATATAAGGCATTATATTTTACCTGCGTCTTTCATTTTACCCATTAAACCTGAAAAATCTGGTACAGCATCAATTGATACTTGATTTATATCAGATGTTTTTTGGTTAGCTACCATTGCATCAACAGAATCTACTACTTTAGTAGGTGTGTTAGGCATACCACCTTGGAATCCTACAGCATCTTGTGATGACATTCCGCCATTAAGGTTTCTCCAACCACCTTCATTATGTGTTTGATTTAAAACATCTGCTAAAGCACCTACTCCTTCAAATAAAGGTTGAGTTGGTTTAGTAGGTTGTTGTGGTTGAGGTGTTTCCTCAATTAATTCAGATAACGAGTTGGTTTTTGTTTTTTGTTCTACAACCGGTTTCTGAATAACTTTAGTCTCAGTAAGGGGTGTTTGCATAATTAAAGATAATTCTTCTTTAATTACTCCTCTTACTTCTTCTCTAATAATTTTTCTAAAAACTTCTAATTTCATGATTATAAATATTTATATATTATCTTTTTCTCCTAAATGCTGGTCGTAATGTTACTTCGACTTTAGAAGATTCTGGACCAATTTTTATTCTGTATTTATCTACTATAACAGGATCACTAATACCTGTTTGGACTTCGGTTTCAGTATACCCTGATCTTAATAATTTTCTAACCCACGCTGGTAGTGCTTGTTGTTCTATTTGTGTAAAATAAGTTTCAAATGGTGGTGGGGAAGGTCTTCTAGGAGGTCTATAGTTTAATGTTAATTGTTCCCATTCTATTAATGTAGACTCTCTTAAACCTTTATACCATTTTTCTGTTTTTTTCTTAACTTCATCAACTTTTACAGGATTAGGATCAATAGTACTTAATACTTGTTCCTTTAATGTATTAAATAATTCTGTATCAGACAAGTTTTGTGAACTAGGAGATTTAAGAAGGTTATTTATTGTGTTTGAATCTACCGAATTTAATATTGAGAATGTATTTTTTATGGCTTGTACCTTAGGATCATTATCTTGTTGCTCTTGTATTATATCATTTAATATAGTAGTAGTATCTATAAATCTACTATTAGATTCTCCATCTTGAGTGCTACTAGCACCTAATGTATCTCCATCTCCCATATAAGGATCTTTAACAAAAGGACCTCCTCCTATTCTTGTTTCTATAGGTTCATTTGGATCAATAGGTTTACCTTCTATTTCATTTCCAGCTTGACCTGAAGATATATTACCAATAGATCTATTATTTGCCCCAGCTTTTAAATTATTAGTAAATATTGGGTTTGTACCTAAATCTTCTGCTAAGTTAATAGCATCATTATCACTTATTTCGTTTGATTCTTTATCAAGTGTGTTTATTCCTATAATACCTTGATTTAATCTAACTTTTACTTTATATTTTAATTCATTAATTATACCTGGTAAGTCATCAGAAAAAGTTAAATTAGTAGCCGCTACTATGTTATTATCAGAATCTAAAGCTATACCTCTTCTTCTAAGAAGATCATCTTTATTTTTATCTATTGGTTTATCCTCTTGGATTTTTAAAGTAAAACCTAAAAATATTTCTTGGAAGTTACCAAATGCATCTTCGGGATCAGCTACACCTTGGTTATCTAAGTATATATCATCTGCTGATTGGATTAAAGGACCATGTTTAGCAGCATCAAATTTATTAAAAGTATAATACTGAAGTCTACTTCTAAAGTCCTGTCCTAAGGTATCTTCAAATGAAACTCCTGTAGCTAACGAAGATAATTCTCCATAAAATAAAAGATTTCCATTTTCATCATAACCAAATACAGTATCAGGGAATATTAATAAATTACCATT